TATCAATCCCTGCCCTGCAAGATGTTACTGTCAATGCTGCCAATGATGTTTTTACATGGACACAATTAGATGAAACTGCAAAACTACAAATTGCAACAACTTCAACTAACAGTGTTAGTATGAACATTGTGTTAGATCAAACTAGTTTCTTTGGAACAACTGGTAGTGGTGGTTCAACCGCTGCTGCCGCAGGCATTTTTGGCCTAAGTGTTGACAAAGCAAAAATTGTGTTTGACCTATACCTTGGTGACACAGACAGTGGCGGGCTTGGCAAAATTATTTCAGGTAGCGGATACATTACTGGTCTAGCACCAACTGTATCAGCAGATGCACCTGTATGGGTGAGCCCAATCACAATCACTGTTACTGGTGAATACACAGTAACAACCGCAACATAAGGAGCAGATGATGGCATACATTTATCCAGCCCCAGGTGTTGCTAGTGCAGAAACAATTCTTACTATAAGTCAAGCCAGCAATGGCAGCGACACTGGTATGGTTGTTCCAGCATTGCAAGACATTACTGTAAACGCTGCCAATGACGTGTTCACATGGACACAGTTAGATGAAACAGCTAAGTTACAGATTGCAACAACTAGCACAAACAGTATTTCAATGAACATTGTGCTTGACCAATCAACTTTCTTTGGCACTGGAGACGGTGCTGATGCAGGTTCTGACGTTAACACAGCGGCAGAGCATGGTTTGTTTGGCCTAAGTTCAAACAAAGTAAAGATTAATTTTAGTCTTTATCTTGGTGATACTGACAGTGGTGGTTCAGGTAAAACAATCAGCGGCAGTGGCTATGTTACTGGCCTTGCTCCAACAGTTAGTGCAGACGCACCTGTTTGGGTAAGTCCAATCACAATCACTGTTACTGGTGAATATACCGTAGCTTAATTGTTGAGCGACTAATAAGGGGCTTTTCGCCCCTTATTTTTTATTAACCTATAAATATTTGTAGATCGATGGATATACTAGATAGTAAAACAAACAAGGAACTGTTAGCCAGTTTACTTGCAGAAGTAGCAAAAGCACAGAATGAAATTAAATGTGCTAGAGCAGACATTGATAAAGCGACCAGTCGCTTAAAGTTCTTAATCGTGTTAGCAAACACGCTGATTGATAGACAAGGAGATTAAAAGATGAAACTAAACCAAATTGCCGCAAAACCAAAACTAATTCCAATCGTTCTTGATGACAAAGATGTTGTTGAAGAATTTGGAGAAGCTGTTGAGTTCCACACTTGGGACCGCCAGCCACTTGAAGTTTTTATGAAGTTAGCCAATGCTAATCAACAAGACCAAAGTCAAATGATTGAAATTGTGCGAACACTTATCCTTGATGAAAATGGCAAACAGATTATTGATGGTGAGAATATGTTACCCAGTGGACTACTCATCAAGGCAATCGGTAAGATTGTAGAAAAGTTGGGAAAATAGTAGGCGAGGATCCAGACTTTAACGATGGCGAAACGCTGTTAATTATAAGTCTAGATAACCTCGCCCATAGATATCACTTGTTGCCGAGCGAAGCACTTGAACGTGCCTCAACATTTGATCTCTACGTATTAGATGTAAGTTCTAGGTGGGTTAAATATCAACAGGATATGGCCGACAGCAAACAAAAAGGTGTTGCGCCACCACCCGCAAAGAACTTATCACAGCAACAGATGATGGATATGATTAAAAGAGCAAGGGAGCGACAGAAAAATGCTTAGTATATCAATAGAAATAAGAAAAAATCTTATACCAAATATTACTAGAAAAATTAGTAGAGCACTTAATCGCTTTCCTGCTGAAGTTCATCAACAATTTGTTAATACCACGCCAATTGACACAGGCAATGCACGTCGCCGAACAAGATTGCGTGGTAATATCATTCACGCAGCCTATCCTTATGCACAAGTTTTAGATAAAGGTAGACATACAACTAATCGAGGTGTAAGAGGCAGTAAACAAGCACCAAGAGGTATGAGCAGACCGGTAAGAGAGTGGGCAAATAGACGTTTCCGTCAAATATTAAGGAACAAGTAATATGGCCGATTTAGATTTTAGAGTTAATGCTGATACCAGTAGGGCACAAGCAAATTTAAGAAATTTAGAAACTAGTCTTGCTGGTGTTACCAATGCATTTAGAGCATTAGCAGGTATTGTTACTGCTGGAGCTATTGTTAATTTTGCTGACAGTGTAACAAATTTAAAAAATAGATTGCTTTTGCTTAGTGATTCACAAGCACAGGCTAATGCACAATTTAACGCACTAGTAGCTATTGCAACTGAAGCAAGAACTGACCTAAGTGCTACAGGTGATTTATATTTTAGAATTGCACGTGCCACAAAAGAATTAGGTATTAGTCAAGCAGAGGCAGCACAAATTACAGAAAGTCTTGCTAAGGCAATGACTAGTAGTGGTCTTAGTGCCGCAGAAAGTTCTGGACCATTGCTACAGTTAGGACAAGCATTACAAAGTGGCGTATTCCAAGGTGATGAATTACGCAGTATTTTAGAAGGCTTGCCACCAGTTGCTAGAGCATTAGCTGAGCAGTTAGGTGTGCCAATTGGTGCTCTACGTAAGATGGGTAGCGAAGGTGAGATTACATCACAGCAATTTATTTTGGCCATGCGTAAGGCCCGTGATGCAATTGAACAAGACTTTGCAAAAACAATTCCAACTATTGGTCAAGCGTTTACTGGACTTAAAAATCAAATTAGTTTAGCATTTAGTAATTTTGAAACACAAACACAAGCTGGACAAAATCTTGCACTTGCTATTGAATACATTGGTTTTCAAATCTTTAAATTATCAAATGCAGTTGATAAAATTATTGGGCCATTAAAATTATTCTTACAAATTATTGGCACATTGGCTGCATTTACTCTTGTTGGTAAAGTATTAGGCGGTCTTGGTGCTATTTTTACAACCTTGTTTAGAACTGTTGGTAGTTTTGGCGCTGCATTTAAGAATTTTACAGAAAGAGTTAAAGATGCAAAAGCTATATTTCAAGCTGTTGGTGGCGGCGTTTTAGGATTTACTGAAACATTATTATTTGCTTTAGGCCCAGTTGGAAAATTTGTTAAAGGTATTGGCAGTTTAGCCGCAGCCGCAGCCGCATTTTTTGGTATTGACAAAGCATTTGATTGGTTTAAATCATTAGGCGACAGCACCAGCGACAGTAGAAAAGAACTAGAAGATTATAGAAAACAATTGGCAGCATTAAGAGGCGGTCTTGATGAAACTGCAGGAACTCCTGCACCAGTTTTCTTAGATCCTAAAAAGATGCTTCAAACTCGTTTAGAGTTAGAGCAAATTACAATCAATTATCAACGCCAAAATTTAGAATTACAAAAGCGTCTCCAATTCGAAAATGAACAGATTGGTTTAACCGAAAGACAAAAATCAGTAAGACAAGCATTATTTGATTTAGAAAACAATTACCTAAATGAAATTAGTCGTCTCACTGACATGTATCGAGAAAAGTCACAGAGCAAAAACAAAGAAGATCAAGCATCTTTACCAATTATTCAAGAGCAAATACAGCGTGTAACTCAATCTTATCAAGCACAAATTGGTGTAATCAAAGACTTAACTGTTGCCAATTTCGATAAAGCAGAAGCAGAACGTCGAAGTATTGCAATAAGTGAATTTAGTATTAAATCACAAATTGATGGACAGCAACGTTTACGCCAAATTCAAGATGACATTGCCAAAACTGGCATGAGTGAGATACAGAAAAAGTATTATGACATAGCACGTGCCAGCGAAGACAGTGCTCGCAGTGCAATACAAAGTGAAAATGCAAGAAGAAGAAGTCTTAAACTTGCAGAAATGTCTACACAGGAAGAAGAAGCTTATTACCAACGTTCTAAAACTGTTAACGAAGAATTAATTCGCGCAACAGATGAATTATACCAACGCAGTCGTCAGTTTAACACAGGTTGGAAAAGTGCCTTCCAAGAATATGTTGATGACGCTACCAATGCTGCCAAAGTAGCACAGGATGTTTTCCGTAAAGCCACACAGGGCATGGAAGACCTAATTGTTAACTTTGCTAAAACAGGTAAGTTTGAATTTAAGAACTTTGTGGCTAGCCTTGCAGAAGAATTACTGCGCAGTCAAGTGCGTCAATTGTTAGCCAACTTGTTTACCATAAACACAGGCACAATGAGCAATGGTGGCAGCATACTTGGTGGCATTTTAGGATTTGCCAATGGTGGAACAATACCTACT